CACAAATTGCACTTGGAAATGTACATTCGGATACCTTTTTGAATTTGAAAAATTACTCCCTTTATCCCGAACGCATGGAAATCGGATGGATGAGCAACAACACTGTTATGCTCGAGAAAGACGAGGACTTCTTGCGCATTCCAGAAATAGCAGAACGAATTCGCGACAATGGCGAACCTGGTATTTTCAACTTGATTAATATCCAGAAGTTTGGAAGATTTACGGACGAGATGCCTGATAAAGCAACACTGAGCAATCCATGCAGTGAAATTCCTTTGGAGTCATACGAGCTATGCAACCTTGCAGAAGTGTTTCCCACACGGTGTGTAAATGAACAGGGCGAACTGAATGATGCTGTTTTACAACAAGCATTAAGATTTGCTACTTTTTATGCGTCTACCGTTTCACTTCTTCCTACACATCGACCAGAAACAAATGCTGTAATTGCACGAAACAGACGCATTGGTGTTTCGCTTTCTGGTGTTGCTGATTGGCTTGACCGTATTGGTGCGTCACATCTAAGTCGAAAGTTGCGAGAATGTTATAAAGTAGTGCGTGCTGAAAACACTTTCTTAGCAGAACAAGCAGGTGTCCCTAAGAGCATTCGTGTTACTACCATTAAGCCTTCTGGAACGATTAGCCAGCTTGCGGGTGTTTCTTCGGGCGTCCATTTTCCTACATTCAAGTATGCAATAAGACGTATTCGTGTTGCCATGAATTCGCCTATTGCTGACGTTCTTATTCAAAATAATATTCCACACGAAAAAGACGTTTATAGTGATAATACGTACGTGTTCGAATTTCCAATTGACCAAGGATGTACTCGCAAAGCAACTGACGTCACTGCATGGGAACAGTTCTCTCTTTTGACAATGATACAGCGTCACTACTCAGATAACATGGTTTCTTGTACTGTGTACTTCGATAAAGAACGCGAAGGAAATCAAATTGAGCAAATGCTTGGTCAATACATTCATTTGATTAAATCTGTGAGCATGTTACCTCATACAGAAGCAGGAGCCTACGCTCAGATGCCATACGAAGGAATTAACAAGGAGCAATACGAAGAACGACTCAAAAATTTAAAAGCTATTGACTGGAGCTCTTTTTGCAAAAGTGATGGCATGGATTCAAAGTTTTGTACTAATGATTCATGTGACATAAGTTTTACAAAATAATCTAAAAATGATTTGTATATTTAAAATAATAATGGAAAATTTGCCACCAAAAAAATACAGAATAAAAGGACAAAGTTACCTTTATCAAGGTATTGTTAGAATTTGGGACGGTAAAGAATTGAAATGCGAACACAATAAAATAAGGTCACAATGTATACAATGTAATGGAACAGGTATTTGCGAGCATAAAAAAAGAAGAACAAGATGCATAGACTGTAATGGAACAGGTATCTGTGAACACAAGAAAAGAAGATCAGCATGCGTAGACTGTAACGGCTCACAAATTTGTGAACATAAAAAACAGAAGTCAAAATGCGTAGACTGTGAAGGAAAAGGAATATGTATACATCAAAAAAGAAGATCAATATGCATAGAATGTGATGGATCAGGTATTTGCGAGCATAAAAGAAGGAGGTCACAATGCAAAGAATGTAATGGAACAAATATTTGTGAACATCAAAAACATAAGTCATGCTGCAAAATTTGTGGAGGTTCTGCTTTATGTGAGTCTTCATGGTGTTCAACGCGCGCAATAAAAAAATACGAAGGATACTGTCTTAGTTGTTTTGTAAACAATCCAGAAAATGCAGGCAAAACAGTAGTACGAAATTACAAAACAAAAGAACGTCACGTTGTAACATACATACAACAGAATTTTCCTGAATACGATTGGATTTACGACAAAAAAATACAAGATGGCTGCTCACAGCGTAGACCAGATTTGATGCTTGACCTTTTGACACATGTCATAGTTGTAGAAGTAGACGAAAATCAGCACAAATATTACGATTCAATATGTAATAACATGCGAACAATGCAGTTATCCCAAGATAATGCGCATCGTCCTAGTGTGTTTATAAGGTTTAATCCAGATGGATATACAAAAGAGGGAGAAAAAGTACCTTCATGTTTTTATTTAAACAGCCTTGGAGTATGTGTTGTTTCTAAAAAACAAACAAATCAATGGAAACTTCGTCTAGAAGAACTAGAAAAAACAATTGAAAAATATTTAGTTTTTAACGAAGAATATAAAACAGTCGAAAGAATAAATTTGTTTTACGACAAATAATATTTTTTAAATAAAATATTGATAACAACTATAAGACTATGGAAGCTATTTTAAATACAATAAACCAAGTTTTAACTTCAACACTTGCAAATGAATGGATTTTTGCAACAGTATTTATAACGCTGAAAATGTATGCAGGGCTTGCTCGACCAAGCGTACCGTCATTTCTTTCGGAATTAATGAATAATGTATTCTTTAGAATATTTGTTTATTTCTTGGTATTGTACTTTAGTACACGAAATGTCATGATTTCAATTGTTGTTTCATCGTCCATGATTATAGGATTAGATTACTTAAATCAATCCAAAGAAGGTTTTGAAAATAATCTGATTGAAGAACTCAAAAAAAAATACATGAATTTATTTGCATAAAAAAAATTATTTTAGTTTGTTAATATATATACTTAACAATGGAAGCAATCTTCGAAATGATTTCTGGCTCCCTCGACGGAGTTCTTGCTAACCCGTGGGCTAGCGCTGTTATTAGCTTGACTTTGGCTATGTATGCAGGATTGGCTCGTCCCCAACCTCCTTCCGCTTTGGTTGAAATGATGAACAATATCTTCTTCCGTGTGTTCGTTCTCTTTATGGTACTTTACATGGGTACGCGCGATGTCATGATTTCTTTGACTGTCGCCGCTGGTTTTACCTATGGTATTGATATGCTTAATGCCAAGATGTAAATAATTATAAATCTTTTAACTTTTTTTCAATGAATTCTAAATTACCGAAAAAGAATTCTATTCCACGTACAATATTAGGAACTTTTTTCCAATTTTTGTCGTGTAATATAGAGTACTTTATATTTGAAAGTGTAACGTAATTATTAATATTAGAACATTTATATGCTCGTATATTTTTAAATCGGTTCCAGTTGTTTTCATATTGAATTTGTTTTTTTCCTTTAGAATAACAAATTCTAGTGTTCTTTTTTAAATACCAAACACCCTGAAGCATACAGTCTGCCAAATCATCTTTCTTTTTAAAGCTATTAAAAAACTCAATTTCTCTTTTTTGATTTCTAACAAAAAATTTACAGTAAATTTTTCCGTAGAATTTATTTCTAGAGTATTGTCCTTTTAAATTGCAAGGAACATATGGACCATCGTAAATTTCTAATTTATTTCTTGGATTTATGAAAATTACATTGGTATTTTGCTTTTTATCAACAATGCAACGAACAACAAAATAACTGTAAAGAAGAAATGATAAATTTTTCATTTTTGGATTTTTTGACGGCTGATTTTCAATACAGACTGTAGATACATCCATTAATTCTGGTATTTTATCAAGTTCTTGAACTAAACGTGTAGATATTGTTTGTGTATCAAATAACTTAACTTTTGGTTTTTTAATTATTACTGAATTAGTAGTTTTATGTTTTTTGCAATAATAAAGTAATTTTTCTTTGTAAATAGCACCTTTATTACACGATGTACAGTTATTATTTGTTTCATCAAATGTCAAATCGATTACACCCCATTTTTTTACTATTATTTCTCTTCCTGGTAACTTATTTTCTGTTTCATCAAGAGCTAAAATGCAGTATGCAAGATTTTTTATACCAATATCGAAACTTGTAATCCAGTTTCGTTCAAAAACCTTTTCAGTTATGCGTGTTGTTTTACGCATATAAAATAAAACTATTTATTTTTTAGAGACGATAATTACCTAATGTTTTTTTTATATTTGATGTAAATGGTTTATTGCCTCTATTACCAGTTTTAAAGATATTTTTATTTGTTGGTGCTTCTTTAATAGGTTCTTTGCTTTTACGAAGCCATAACCGTTTTGATTCAAACCAACACATAAATGTAGGATCTTCCGATAATTTCTTACCAGGCTCTAAGTCAAGTGAAATAATTTCAATTAGGTGTTCGTCGCTTATTTTTTTAGAAAATAAAATTTCATCTTGGCGGTCACGTACAATTGAAATTTGATCAAGACCCGATTGTAAATATTCGTTTTTCATTTTGGAAATAAGAGATTTTAATTTCTCTTTTTCTTCATTTTTATCACTAATATATAACTTTTTTTCAAGATTATCAATCATGTTACCAATATTCATTTCACGCTTGTTAAAAGCATCAAAACAATCTTGAATAATAGTATCATCCAATTTATCCAGTTTATCCAATTTACCCGGTTTATCTTCTTTATCCGGTTTACCCGGTTTATCCAGTTTATCCGGTTTATCCAGTTTATTTGTTTTTATAACGCGTCTACCAATATTCCGTCTAGTGCTCATATACGACAAAGTAGAAAAAAAATATTCAGAATGTTACGCAATTGTATAATCAACAACACGTAAATTTACTTTTTTTGTTGGTATATCAAATTTTATGCACCAATTATTAGATATTTCTAACTGTTTCTTTTTATATTCAAGCTGCTTATTTTTACTACTAAACTTTTGCAAATTCAATCCTTCTTTGATGAAATTTATTTGCCTATTAGCAAAATAACCATTAATAAAATTCATTGAACTCATAATGTTTTCATCGGGCATAGCAAGAAGATCAACAACATATTTATCGTTTGTCCACCTAGATAAAATAGTTCTGCTTCTATCTTGCATAGCTTTATTAAATTTACCATTGTAATTAAGAGCAACAATATATTTTTCAGAATTAGCTGGTCTACTTAGTTCTGGTTTTATAAGATATACTTTATCGTAATAATTTTTTAATATTGTTAAATATTGAACACCTAAGCTAGTGTATATATCGTAACATTTCATAATAAATACTCCACCAAGTGCTTGATTTGAAAGTGCTACTAAAATTTCACTGTATCCTAGCTTATGATTTTGAATTTCTTGGCTAAGGTAATCATCAGAAACATCAATGCCACCGTCTGCGACTATTATTTCAGCTTTGTTATTTTCCAGTAGTTCTTCTTGTATATAAATATGTTCATCAACATCGCGTAAATCTCCATTATTCTTTCCATAACCATATTTGATATCAATATTAAATTTTTCTTTATAAAGATCGAGTATAGAGCTTCGCCATTTTATATCTGCATTAAGAGAAATACCTCGATATTTGTCGTCTGTCGAGAAAGAACCATTTGTCGCCATTAAACGTGTATCCATAATTGCTTGTAAAAATCCACCAGGAGCTTCTGCAATACCAAGAACATTGATAGGACGATTATTAAATCGTGCAATAACTTCGCCCCACTTGTCTTGTTTTTTATCGTGCAATATTTCCCACATTTTATAGTAAGCACGATTAATTACTTTTTTCAACTTAATATTTTTGTTTCCAAGCTCGTTAATAGCTGAATAAAATTTTTCTTTATCAACAACGCTGTCATTGTAATATTCTGCTGGATGAACAAGTTCATAAGGATTTATTATATCTCTTATACAACGCCATTCATCGGTTTCTTCAGCAGTAGCTTTTTTATTTTTTACAGTAACTTTTTTGTTAATAGCTTCAATACCTGTTTTAACTTCACCGAGTTCTTTTATAAAGCTTATGTCTTCAAGGTAATTATATTCCTTTAAACTTGTTTTGTACGTTATTGTATCAACGAAGTTGATATTCGAGTTAGTTTTTTCTGGTATATCGTAATAATTTAGCTCTTCTAACTTAGATACAAACGATGCATATACATCAATAGTATGATCATTCATTCTAAATTTCTTTATTTCGACCGTTACTACATCACGTATACTTAATTCGTCTTTGTCGTTAATAGACAATCGCAAGTATATAACAAGAGGTCCGCTTTCAGCTAAATAAATACGATCTTGCGATGTATATTCAATTGCTTTGAAAATTCTACATTTGATATGTGCTCCATTAAATGGTCTACATATCGTACATTTAATAGTAACTCTACACGTCATAATACCAGTTGTAGTAGAACCAGACATTCTAGGTAATTCATGCTTAAGCATTTCTATGCTATTTTGTTCAATATATCCAAAATCTTTGTAACACTTATTGCCGTATTTATTTTTGATTTTCAACAACAATGTATCTGGTAAAGTTTTATTGATTTCCTTAGGATATACTCCTATGACAAGGTTATCAATCTTAGTTTCGATGTAAATATTATTGTTCATTTACAATTATAACAATAGTAATCATTTTTTATTTTGTTGTATCCACTGGTAATTATTTTTCTTTTCAAAGTCGTATTTTCGTAACATTAATTCAATGTTTTCGGCTTTTTTGTTATTGCTCATTTGTTTTACTTCGAAACCAAGACATGCAATAAATTTATCGTAATCACTTGTTTTGTAGCTCTTTATGTTTTTACCACGTGGATTTTTTCGATTGTCAAAAGAATTAGAAACAATGTTTTTGTCTTTTACAAAGTCGTAATACAGTAAAAATTGAGAATTATCCTTCTTTAAATCATAATAAGGTATTCCATGAATATAACAACCTGTTTCCGATGTCGATGAAATTATTTTGTTTGGTTGTTTCAATGAATCTATAATTTTTTTCTTTTGGTTAAGATCGTTACTAGTTATCCAATTATTGTTATCATCCAGTATACGAATAACCTGATTACCAACATTTTTCCAATATTGTGTAATGTGTCCAATATAAGAATAATTATTTTTGGTCCAATAAATATTATTAATTTTTTTTGGTTGTTTAAAAATAAAACCAACATGTTCCAATAAAGAAATCAAAAGAAAAACCTTGGGTGAAATTTCTTCACGATTAAATTTTTTTAACAATTCACTTTTTTGCAATAAAAGTTCAACAATTTCACAAATACTTTTTTGGTTATTTTTGTCCAATTGATACCACATTGCTTCTATTGTTTTTTGATTTAATATACTTCTAAGACGAGTTTCAACACTTGTTTCATTATCCGATGTTAAAAGTAAAGTAGATTCTTCTTTTATTTTGTTTATTTTATTTATTGGTTTTGAAATAACAGGAACTTCAGTAATCTTCATTTTAAGTGGTTGTTCTTTATACCTCAATGGTGCATCTATGTCATCAAATTCATTTGGTTGGTAATAGTAATAACCATTTTTATAAACCAAAAATCCAAGACGATTGTTAGAGTCTTTTAAAACGGTATTTTTAATAGTTAACATTTGCGTAAGAGCAATATAGATATATTGCTTTTGTGTATGGTGATTCAATAATTTTAGTATGTCTTCGAGCTTATAATAAGACTTCTTTTTGAAAAGTAAATAAATAAGATTTGTTATTTTAGTTATTTCAGGATCGTCTTCTTTTATTGTATAAGTATCTTCGTCTGGTATAACATCTGCTGTAGGTTCAAAATCACATTTGTATTCACATTCCATATAGTCACAATCTCGAGTATTGTCTTTATCGTCTTTGTAAATATTTGCATTTTTATTTAAAGCACAATCAACTGCTATTTCTTTTAAAATTCTTTCAACCTTTTTTATCCATATATCTTTTCTCAATGATCTACGATACGACTCTTCGTCAATGGTTTCGATTAGTAATTCGTTGGGATCACTATAAGAAGCAGGAACAGTAGCAGAATAACGATATACAGTTACATCTCTTTCTTGTTCTGGAAAATCTGCTTGTGAACAATTACGTAAACCTCTTCCAATAGCTTGCCAAATACGAGTATAATTATGCCATGGATTGAATATATGAATATGTTTAATTCTTTTGTAATCAACGCCTTCTGCAGATACTTGAGTACCAATTATGAATTTTATGACTTCACCATTTTTGTTACTACTATCATTAACCGTTTGAAGTAAATTAGTTAATCCAGTGTCTTCAGTACCCGTAAAAAGCATATAAGTACCCTGTCTAAAATCATGGTCCGCTTCGTGATTAGAAAGTAGCTTTCCACAAGCATAGCATCTATAGACAGGAGTTATGGTTTCTAGCATCTTTTTGTTATTTATATATCTGCCTTTTTCGTCGTATTTACCTTTTAAATTATAAAGCGTATAACCATTTGCCTCCATAGCAAGAGCAAGTGTTAATGCACCAGACTTATCAAAAAGTGAATACACGTAATGCAGTCCAGGTAACATAGACAAATTTAAAAACTGATAAAATTTTGTACTGTAGCGTTCTATTTTATCGAGCTTTAAAAAGTCGACATATAAAGATTTATACTTGTATCTACCAGATTCAGCTGAAAAAGTTTCATTAAATCCGGTGTCTCCTATTTTACCATTTGGAAAAACAATAGTTGATGCTTCCCATAATGGTATGTGACTAAGTTTGTTATCCTTTTTTAAATTTACGTATACATCAAACTGGAATTCTGGTTTCATAACACATTTAAAAAGTTTAAACATCCTTTCATCATATTTGTATTCTTCCTTTTTTATTGTATATACTGGTTTTGGTGTATACGTATTTGAATGTTCTAATAGTTTAGGAAAGCTAACTGGGTTATTACCACGTAAATATGATATATAACCACGTGCAAGTTCTTTTAAATAGTCTTCATTAATAGTATTAATATCTGGAAACAATTTTGCACTATCTATAGAAGAATCATTTGTATCATTAAGACGCAATAAAGACAATATATTTACAATACTATCTTTTGTATCACGCATTGGAGTAGCAGACATCATAATAAGTCTATTGTTAGTACTTACACTTAGTACACGCTTTAAAGCATCAATAGTAGTTTCATTTTCGTTTTCATTTTCACGTTCTTCACTAATAACGTTATGTACTTCATCAATAATAAAAATACTATTGGAAAAAAACTCGTCTATGCTTATGTAGTTTTCAAGATCTTTTAAGAAATTTCCAAATTCTAAAGGACCAAAGAAGGTATAAAATGCATTTATATTTCTACTAACTTTATTGTCGCTATTAGCAAAATAAGTATTACCAACACAATGTAACATACCTGACCATTCTTCATTTTTTACTTTATTGGTGTTGTACATTTCATTTCTGAAATTTTTTTGAATCGCTTTGCTTGATATGACGTAAACACCTGGATAAGACAACGAAATTGATTTTTTACCACGCATAATACGAATCTTTTTTTGTTTATTTTTTAGTGATGATTTAAATCCTTCTGCTATAGTAATAGATGCACATGTCTTGCCAGTTCCAACACCATGAAAAAGAAGTATGCTTTTGTAAGGCGTTTCTGGTGACATAAAACGACGCATAAATAGCTGGTGATTTTGTATTGTAAAAGTAGAATAATTACATAAATCATCTATAGTCATACCATCATAATAGTTTTCTTTGTATTTTGTACTATTAAACTCGGTTTTACTGTAAATAGATTTTTCAAAGTCTTTATCGCTAATAGAAGGATAAAATGATAATAAATCACTCATATAAACTAGTCTTATAAAAATTTATTTTTTTTTGTGTCTGCATAAGATTATTCTTTTGTTTTTTATTTTAAATGTACTGTTCCAACTGCAATCAGTACGGTCATAGTAATAAAAAATGTACTAAACCAATAAATAGTATAGGAATAATATACAAAAAAGACGATAAAATAGTGCTTGTTAATAGAAAATACACACATTATTATGTAAAACTTTTAAATTTTAATTTTGCATTACAGGAAACATTGTATATAAAGACACTAATAAACGGGTTAACAGAATACGAATATACACTTATTACTAGTTACCCATACGATGTATTATGGAAAAGCATTACTATGCCTTTTTTAATTATAAGTAATGATAACACAATAAATAAGACTAATTTTAGTTCCAAAAAGCATCGATTTAATAAATTGTTAAATGGTTATACATCTAATGGCGAATACATAAAATTGCAAGATATTTATGCCAGTAGTTCACACCATAAATATCCAAATTGGGAATTACCAAAAGGAAAACGAATGGCATATGAATTAGATGCTTGTGCTGCAGTTAGAGAATTCAAAGAAGAAACAGGTATACACCATGAAATATTATTAGATGAAACAAATTACAAAGATATAATATTTAGAGGTTGGGACGGATTAATGTACTCGCATCGGTTTTATTTTTATGAAGCAAATGAGCAAATTACACTGTATTGCGATTCATATAATTATGTCCAAAGTTCAGAAGTAAATAAATGTGGATGGTTCACATATGACGATATAAAAAACAAACAACTTTTTAAAGGTATGTGTACAGAACAATATAAATCGACAATAGAACTTCTTGATGAATTATTTTATTGTCCTCCTGGAATTTATCCTCTTATTTAATCTTTTTAAAGTATTTTATTTTGCAGTATTATTTAAGAAACATTTTAAATGTATATTTCTATTGGTCCAAATTGCCATCCAGCAGGTATACTACGTCTTTTAAAATTGCGAACTGTATCTATGCCCTTTGATTGGATGTTGATCGAAGAAGAAAAAGTTTTTGAATATATAAACATTATGATTAATACAAATTTTTGCAATTTTACTGAAAATTTAAAATACAACAATAATAAAAAAGTTGTTTCAAACTTTTTTGAATATGCACAATTTTTTCACTTTGATTTAATTCAAAATAAATGTGATAAAATCGCAAAATGTAATGATAAAAATTTAATTACAACTATGAAAAATCGAGCAAATAGATTTATGACCGTAATAAATAACCTCGATAACGAAGTATTTTTTTTGTGTATGCTTCATCACACTAATATATATAATGAAAAACTTTTTAATAATATGATTGAATTTGATAACAATAAAAATATAAAATGTAAGTTCAAAGTTTTGGTTTATTTTTACAATGATAACGATGATTTTATTTTAAATGTGCCAGAAAAATTTCAAAATTTAAAGCACTTTTTTATTAAAAAATTTATTCGAAATAAATCAATACACAAAATTTATGGAAGCAAATCTGATTTTTTATTGTTATTAAATAGCATAAAAGAAAGAGAAAAAGAAAAGTAAAAAGTATGACGTTTCTTGTTGTTGGTCACAAAGGATGGATTGGTTCTATGATTACAAATGAATTAAACAAAAGAAAACAAAAATGGATTGGAACTACTTGTAGACCTGAAAATCAAGCTAGCTTCGAACAAGAACTAATTGCCAGCAATGCTTCAAATGTAATAGTTTGTATCGGAAGAACATATGGACCGGGATTTAATAATATTGATTATTTGGAACAACCTGGTAAACTACAAACAAATATACGTGACAATTTATTTGGTCCTACTATTATAGCTATTTTATGCAATAAATATAAAATCCATTGCACTTATATTGGATCAGGATGCATATTTGAATACACTAATTACCAAAAAACTTTTTATGAAAACAGTATTCCAAACTTTTTTGGTTCTTCGTATTCAACCGTAAAAGGTTATACTGACTTGTTAATGCGTAATTTAAATGTTTTAAATGTTCGAATACGTATGCCTATAACGTCGAAAGACGAGCCTCGAAATTTAATAAGTAAACTAATAAGCTATTCTAGCATTTGTTCCATTGAAAATTCTATGACAGTTATGGACGATATAGTTCCTTGCATAATAGAATTGGTTTTGATGAACATAACAGGGACTATTAATATGACAAATCCAGGAACCATTTCACATAATACTATTCTATCACTGTATAAAAAGCACGTAGATCCAAGCTTTACTTGGGTAAACATCGAATCTTACAATAATCGATCCAATAATTGTTTGGATACAACACTTTTTCAAACATATTTCCCACATATAAAAAACATAAATGAATCCGTCGAAAATATTATGAAAAAATTCAAGTGAAAATTTCTCTTTGTATTTTAAAAATGCAATTGCAAGTTGTTTTAATTTTACAAAAATGGTGTAAAATTATTTGTTACTAAATAGTATAATGTCGTCGTTTACATTAAATGAACAAATAGTAGTTAATAACTCTGTATCAATAAACGATTTATTGATTAATAATTCTGTTATAAGTAATGCTAATGGAGATATAACTATTGACCCAACTAATAATTGCATAATATCTGGTCAAACAATTTCTAATAATGGATTTACTGCATTAACGGGTTCCTCAAATAATTCATCTGATGCAAATATTGCACTTTTATCTAATGCGTATAATACTAATACAAGTTGCTCTAAAATAGTACTTAGAAATGACAACGGAAATTTTTATGGCATAGAGTTGCTTGGAGGTCTTCCCAATAGTATAGATACTTCTCCTCAAGGGTTAATAAATAATGAAATGTTTGCTATTAACTGCATAAGTAATAATGTAAAAACAAGAGTTTTTAATATAACTAATACAGGAAGTATAGGTATTAATACATCTACTATTTCTTCAAAAATTACTTGTAACGTTGGAGGATCAAATAATCAAGATAATGAAACGCTTTATCATGGTTTGTCATTAACATCTGGTTCTAGTAATCAAACACTATTTGCAGGTTATGACACAACTGCTAATATAGGTTATATAAACTGTACAAATTCCATTTCTTTACAAACAACTGGCAATAATGTCGGTATTGGAATTGTTTCTCCACAAGCTACACTTCATATTGCTAATTCAAATGGTAAAAGAGGTCTTTATATGAATGGTGATTCTGGGTCTTCTGATGCACAAGCATACTTAAATGGAAGTACAAATGGCGTTGTTATTAAAACCAATAACACTTCTTCTTCAAGTTATGGATTATCTGTTTCTAATAGTAATAATACTATATTCCAAGTTAATAATGATGGAGTTGTATCGATTGGTACTCCTTATGCTACATCAAGGGGTAAATTAGATATAAATGGTTTTAATAATTCTAATACACAACAAATGTATACATTGAATGCTACTACTCCAACAACAGTTGCTATTAATGGATTACAGTATTCGCTTTATTGTTCCAATGGCATAGGATGCTCTTCTATTGCATGGACGTCAGACGAACGTGTTAAAACTGAAATTAGCGATGTTGACAACAATTGGTCATTACAAAAAGTAAGAGATATACAATGCAAGGAGTATCACTATAAAGATCCACAAATACGAAGACAAATCAAAACAATTGGCTATATAGCACAAGAAGTGAATCAACACTTACCTCAAGCAATTAATACTATAAAAGAATTTATTCCAGATGAAATGAGAGATATAACAAACACAATAACTTGGAAACACCTGGAAAATAATAAATATCAAGTTATTCTACCAGATGATTTGCGATTTAATGCAGAACATACGCGAAATATTAAGTTTTATGTCCAACACGAAGAACAAGAAATAATGGTAATAAAAAAGGCAGACTACTCAAAGCGTGTTATATTTGATGAAAAATATGAAAAAGTATTTATGTGGGGTAAAGAAGTTACTAACTTTTTACAAGTATCAAAAGATAAAATATTTGCTCTATATCATGGTGCTATTCAACAAATAGACAGCGAACAACTAAACGATAAAAAACGAATATCTGATCTTGAATATAAAAATAAATTATTAACAACTGAAATTGATAAAATAAAAAAAGAAATTATTGCAATGAAATCACAACTTTATGATGCACTTACAAATAAAGCGAATTAGTTATTACTATGTCTCGTCTTATTATGCTTTTTAATTCAATGCATTTTTTATACGTAATATGCAGTTCACAAAGTTCGCAAACTTGTATTAAATTTTCGAGTAATTGGTAATAGCAATTCATTTGAGTTATAAAATTACCTTCTGTGTACGTGTCGATATTTTCCATATTTTCAAATTTTACTCCATTTATCCATTGCCAAACAAATGGGGTAAAATTAGTATAAAGTTTTTCGTTTGTCATTGAATTTAAAACCTCATAGGAGTACATAGGGATACCATAATTTTTTAATTCAAATGGTTCTAAATTATCTCCATGATAGCTTATAAAATATGAAAATAGTATTGCTAATTCTTTTGTGCTCATAGTAGTAATCCATTCACTAAAAAGAACATTTACTATTAAACATTTGTCATAACCATTAATACAAGATGCAGCAATTCCATAAGGTTTTGTTAGCTCTAAATCACTAGTTATAATGTTTTCTGCAATAAGATCATCTATTATTTCTTGAATAATAATAATATCATTATTTTTTAAATATTCAAGCTTTTCTTGTTTTTTATGCAAACATTTGACTTGATTGTTGTATTCATTGTATTTTTGTATTAAATCATTAAATTTTGGATCTAATAATAATGAATCAATGCAACGCATAACTTTTCTGTATTGATTTTGCCGAAGGTTTGTTTTTAGTTTATTTTGCAGTTGAATATAGTCTGCAAAACTTTTTTCTTGTTCTGATGGAACTTCAAAATTTATTAATTTAAAAATATTGCATTCTTTTTGTAATGTTTCAATGGATTGCAATATTTCACTACCTTTCAAAGATTTTTTTACGAAAGAAAAAATCTCATTGAAATTTTTCTTGTTTGAAATCAAATCAATAATTAAGTTTTTATTTAGTTCCATTTTTGATTCAATTAAATTTGGATGACTTGTCATAATATTTTTTGCTTCATGTAAAGAAGGTAAATCTTCATTTAATAAGCAAATAATAACATTACCTTTTGTATCGAGACCACGACGTCCTGATCTTCCACACATTTGAATAAATTCATCCGATGAAAAATATACCATGTGTTCTTTTATTTCATTGTATACAGTTAATCCAGTCAAAACAACTGTTCGTATTGGCATATTAAGCCCAACAGTAAATGTACCTGTTGCAAATAATAATTTTAAAAAGTTTTTTGCATAAAGTTCTTCGATTATTTCTTTTAAAAGAGGGTTCAAACCCGCGTGATGAATACCAATACCTTTTGATACAAGACTGCGCATCATTTGTACTTGCAATGACTGCTTTTCTAATTCTTTGTCTTTTAACAGCAACTTATTATAAAGGTTAACTGCGTTTGATGATGTTTCTTCATCGATTAATGGTATTGTCACAGAGTTAGCATAATGTTCGCATTTTTTCTTTGACATAACAAAATAAGTAGCAGGAAATAAATTTTTATTTTTTAAAAGCAATAGTGATTTATTAAGTTTAAAAAGCGGATTAACAGGTTCTTGTTTACATTTTAAATAGTTAGTATTACTGAAATTACGTGCATTGTCCATAATTTGTATTATTTCATCATTAGCATAGCAATAATATTCCAAAGGAACCTTGCGCTGTGTTACTTCAATAAAATGTAAATCTCTTTCTGGGTGTACTGTTGTTATCCATTCAGCAAAGTTTTCCGGCTTATGAACAGTAGCAGATAACATTACTTGTTGTGTTTGTAGAAGTTGTATGCATGATTCCCATACATTACCTCGGTATGGATCATTAATATAATGGACTTCATCAAAAATAACGCACTGTACATTTTGTATTACTTCTTGATTGTTTAGCATTAATTTATTGCGTAATATTTCTGTTGTCATAACTACGCATTGTGCATCTGGATTTATTTTTGTATCTCCTGTTTCAATACCAATATCAGATTTAAAAATACTTTTAAATTCACTATATTTCTGATTTAACAATGCTTTAATAGGTGCAGTATAAATAACACGCTTGTTATTTAAAAAACAATTTTTAATAGCAGCAATAGCAACACTTGTTTTACCATTACCTGTTGCAGCACAAACAAGGATATTTTTATCCTCCTTTATAGAGCATAATGCATGCTTTTGGAATTCATCAAGAGGATATTTAAATTCACAATAGTCATACAATGATTTGTCTTTTTCAAAAGGTTCGTTATTAAGTGTTTTAAACAGCATTTTAATGTTTAAAAATATAAAATCAATTTTAAAATATTTAAGCAATTTTACCGTGCATATAAGGTTGTTCCCATTTTAGACATGCTTCCATATCTCCGCTCTTGCAGCTATAAGGAACTTTGTAACACCAGTTAGCAAAAGATTCTACATCATTTGGAATAGTAGTAGCAGGATTAGTATAGAATTGTCTTTGCGAATTATTTCTTTCCCATACGTCGTCGACGTCTTTATAAAGATTATATTCAAAACCTTCTTTAATTTGTTCTTCGACATTTTCACAAGCAGGACCTCTAGTAGGATTGTCTACATAATCAGTAAGCATAACATTCATAAAAGGATTATTTAATGTGGGTTTTACGCAGTCTTCTTTTTTTTCATTTTTTTCTTGGTAGTTTTCAACTGGTTGATAAACGATATAAGTAAATACCATGGTTAAAATAGGTATATAAAACACGTTATAATTCATAGAATAAATAAATAACAATACGGCAAAGTAGATAGCAAATCTAACAATAGAATTTAATTGTTCACCAAATGACATAGTTTCTGTTGGTATAAACTTTGTCAAATAGTCTTCATCTATTAAAACGCTAGGTTCTTCAAACCATATTGGTTGATTGTACACACTACTCATATATAGTAACAATATAGATTTTTTTTATAAATTAATGTTATAATGGCGAATCTAAACCCATATACTCGTCCAATAAATTATAATGAAGGGTCATATAAAAGCGATTTATTACAGTCTATGAAACCTGGTAAATATATGACTGACAATAATTATGCTAATAGACTACGACCTCGTCGTATTGAAGATATTGGTTTTGTAAGTAGTCAAGGAGCTAGTTTATCTAACAATAAACCTCTTATTGATATAGACAGTGAATTAAGATTTCAATATCAAGCTACTCGTGATCCTACTAAGATGTTTACCCCTAATTTTGACCATCTAGATAACAATATTAATTTTTGCCCTTCTAAATTTGGAGTAGATTATACACGCTATACAAATCCTAATATACTTGCACCCAAAATTGCAAAAAATAGATTTGAACCATTTTACTTGAATCCACAGGATAATACGCGATGGAAAACGCCGCATTTTACTGGTGTCCAATCACGATGGGAAGGGAGATAAACTGGATAAAATGGATAAATGGTACAAAGAAACATTTTAAATTATTTAAATGGCTATACGCTCATTAGAATACGAAGATATTTTGGAAAAGAAAAAAGATCGCATTTTTATAGAGCAAAATATTGACTCGTTGTCAAAGGAAGATCATATTTATATTTTTAAAATTGTACGTCCTTATATAAAGCCAACAACTACATCTGAACAGGACACTGTAGTTGATATTTCAAAACTACCAGATGGAATATTAATGGAAGTAAAAAATATGGTAAATGTATGTCTTCTTAATAATAAAAGAAAAGAAGACATAGGTAAATATTCAAATGAACATGTTCAAGTTATGAATAAACTTGAAAAAGAATTGACACAACGTTCTAGACAATTCAATAATTAAATCGTTTTAAAAGTTTTTCTTGATTCGAAGAAATTTTATTCATTGTTTTTATGATTTCACTATTAGACATTGCATTATTGTTTTGTTTTAGTTGTTGTAATAATAATTGTTGGTTTTCAGATATGTTATATATCAAGTCTTGTTGACCCGATTGACCAAGCGGACTCGATTGACCAAGGTTACTCGATTGACCCGATTGACCAAGCGGACCAGGTTGACCAGGTTGACCAAGCGGACCCGGTTGACTAAAGATCGTTGGATTATTTCTTTGGCTCATCCTTTGTTGTATTTCTTGTTGCGATAATGGTTGTTCTTGCATAACAAAATTTGAAGTGTTTCTATTTAATTCAAATTCTGAAGGAATAGAATACATACCCATGTCAGTATGATTACCCGATTGACCAAGGTTACCCGATTGACTCGGTTGACCAAGGTTACCCGATTGACTCGGTTGACTCGATTGACCAGGTTGACCCGATTGACTCGATTGACCATATAAATCCATTTGGTTACTATAATTATGTACTGGTTGAACCTGTTCATTGTATAAATCGATACCAGTATTGCTTCGTTTTACTTGTTCAAAATAATTGTTAAAATCCTGTGGATTATACTGCATGATAGGTCTGTTATTGTAAATTATATTATTGATTTCACTGTTTTCGCTTTCAAATTGTTGTCGTGTTCGTTCGACATATTCACTGTTATTATTATACATGTATTCGCTATTAGTTTTTCCTTGAATTTGTTGTTTCATTTCATCAAATTGTTTGTTAAATTTTTCTTTTTCTTTTTCTTCGGGGCGATTTAAATTTGGTTGTTCTTGTTTTCTATTAACCTTTTTCATTTGTTCAAAGCTACTACCAGATTGATTAATATTTTTAGCTTTTTTTGAAAACTGTTCAAGCAATGTTTTATATGCATTTGTTATTTGTATAAAAAATGGTTTTCCTGCAGGACCAACTAAATCTGGGTGATATTTTTTAGACATAGCTTTGTAAGCACTATTTAATTCCTTTTTAGTATGAATTGATTTAAGACCTAACACTTTACAACATTGATCCCTATCCATTATAATTATTTTTATATTTTGAAATTATTTAAATAACGCAATCAGATATATTTTCACTGTTTATTTCTTCTTCACCATTGTCTATATTAATAGATGTAATACTTATATTATAATTTTCATCTTTGTAAAATTTTTTACGCTTTGTACCATGCTTAGAAAAGTTACCACAATTTTTGTCAACTATGTCATATACTAGTGGATAATTCGAATCATTATAAAATTTTCGCAATATTCGACCTATTGACTGTTCCAATGCACCTAGATCTGATATGGATGTTGACATAATTAGTGTATCTAAGTCCGGAATATCAAGACCTTCTTTTGCTAATTGTTCTGTTGCGAGTATTATATCACATTTGGAACTAACATTTAGCATTTCTTTATATGCCTTTTTACCCATACCTTGATTACCGTAATAAAAGCCAACACTAATTTCATTTTTTTCCCTTTCCTTTATCATCGTATACAAAAGTTCTAAGTGTTCTCGTCGTGAACTTAACAATATAACTTTTCGTTTTAATTTATTTAATTGTAATAACAATTTTACCAATAATTCATTACGTTGTCCACAGTTAGTAATATTTGTAACCATAGCAGAAGTATTTTTCATCTTGCCATTATATATTGTTTTGTAGAACTCAGATTCTGAGCTAAGGTTCAATATTTTTATTTTTACTTGATTGTTTCCTGTACGTTTTTCTTTGTGTGCTATATTACCAATATGCATGTTATATACAGTATGTAATCCATCGCGTCTTGTAGGAGTGGCGCTTAAACCAAGACGGTAACAAGTACCTATTTTCATAAGAACTTTTGAAAACATTTCAGAACCAAGGTGATGACATTCGTCGATAACCATAGTCCCAAAGCTGTCAAATGTACCTTGAGGATAGTCTTTAAGACATAACGAATGTATCATACCAATACATATATCTGCATCGAGTTCTAGTTTATTTTGCTGTATAATACCTACTCGTGCATCAGTAAATTTTTGTATGCTTTCTTTCCACTGTTCCATTAAAAATTCTTTGTGAACTACAACAATAGCTTTTCTTTTTAAGGTGCAAATAAGTTTAATAGCAAGTGCAGTATTATGTGTAACAGTACAGTCTCCAAGTAAAAATCGCCTGTTTCCATCTATGGTAAATCCATAATAATCTCCAACACAAAGTTCTTCTACTATTATATTGCTGTCTAAATGCTTGGTGCTAATTTTTTTTTCTTTTTTAATTACCTGTATATTAGTATTACTATAAATAAACAAACAATATTCTTCTTGTTTAATACCGTAACCAAGGCTGTTGGCAACATTTTTTGTTGTTTCTAATATTTCATAATTTTCAAATATTAGTCCATAACAATCTTCTTGTTTTATTTCTGGTGTATAGTCAATAATACCAGCTAAGAATTGATTGCGTATTAATTGTGTACCCTTAGAATACATTTGAATGGGTTCAATAATAGGTTCACATAATGCGTAATACATACCTATTAAATAAGCATAAGAAGAAGTACAAAAGAAAAAATTATAGTTTATGGGAGATTTTATCGAGTAATAATTTGACTGATTAACTGTTTCTTTTAAAAAATCTTTTAATGCTATGTCAACAATACCGTGTACTTTGTGCTTTAATGTAAGAATATGGCTTTCGTTTACTATATAATCAATACCATAGGCTTGTTTTATTTTGTATAACTTTTCTTTTCCTGTACAAACGCTTAAAATTTTTCGTGGCATGGAGTCATCGCCTATTAATACATCGTCCTTTGTTATGCATTGTACCATTTTGACCGACCCATCATAAAGCATTACTGGTGTATTATAACCAAGACATTTACCAAATCCACATGGTAACGATAAAATTCCACCTTCCTCTTTTTCAAGCTGTTCTAGCGTCTTATTAAACGGATTTTTTTGATGCTCTTTAAGATTAAGCTTAAAATCAATATTTATTGTGTTTCCATGTGGTATAAGATTTGCTACAGGATCACCGTATTTAATTATTCCATAATATTTCGGTAACCAGTATCTACGCTTACTTTCGGAATAAATATTAAAACTTTGATCTTGCGTGTTAAATTCTTTTAAGAAGGTAATAGGTTTTACGTTACAATCTTTTTTAATTGCTGTGATTTCAGTCTTTGTTAATTTATCTTTTAATACAGCATAACCCTGTTTTGTAAGAGTTTTATGCTCCATTTATGCTGTTATTATTTATTTTTATACATAAATTGTTATAAAAATAAGATTATACAATTTTAAAATGCTCACAATAAAAGATAGAAAAATTATTAAAGAAGAATTAATATATATGGTTATTACCACATTCCCTCATCCAGAGCATTATTTATTAAATTACATATGGTTTATACTTGTTAATCTAGTAGCATCCGGTTCCATTTGTAAAGAAGATGCAATATACAGTGTAAATAATATTGTGTTAATGTCTTATTACGAAGAAATGTTTAAGAATAAACACAATGAACTGCATTTTACAGTTAGATTAGTAGAAATATTAAAAAAAGCTAAAGAGTTAGGATATTGGGATAAAGATTACAAAACTTTTTATGAAGAACTAGAACAACTTATAAATTTATATTTGTATGAAGAAACTGAAGGCATAAGCGAAACAAATAGAACTGGTTTTACAAGTTTAACAAGTTTAACAAGTTTATCAAGTTTTACAAGTTTAACAAGTTTAACAAGCTTTACACTTTTTATAAGTAAAAAACAAAAAGAAATAATTGAAACACTTAGATACGGATTAGAACATGCAGAACAATTTAATCTTACTATGTATGAATGTTTATATATTTATTTAAATATTTTAGATGCAGAACACACTATACAAACCACCTTTCCAAAAAAAATATTAGAATATTTTACTATTTTTAAAAGTTATATGACACAGGTTTCAACGTCGTAATTTATGCGCAATCTTTTGTACTTTTTTTATTCGATTATAATATACCAATGGATCAAAACACGATTAGTTTGATATGGACTATTGTTGGCATAATTGCCGTATTTTACTTGTTGAATATGTTTGCCCCCGCTAAAGAAGGATACCAGAATCAGGAACAATCTGGAGTTATTAAGCAAATCGATGATATAAAGAAACAGCAACAACAAGCATCTTCAATGCAGAAAGCCCCACAAGTCGCTCAAGCCGCTCAAGTCATGCAAGCCGCGCAAGCCGCGCAAGTCATGCAAGCCGTGCAAGCCCCACAAGCCGATGCCATGAATATTAGCATGGGTCAAGACGAACTTACTGCTAAGGATTTGCTTCCCAATGACAATGGTTTTGCATCTTGGGGTGATGCTGCTCCTGAAAACAACACTCTTGAAGGACGTAACTTCTTAGAATCAGGACATCATTTTGGAATTAACACTGTTGGACAAAGCTTGAAGAATGCTAATGTCCAATTGAGATCAGATCCTACTATTCCTCAAGTAGATGTTGGACCCTGGATGCAGAGCACTATTGACCAAGACACTAACAGACGTCAGTTCGAAGTCAGTGGCGATTATTAAATAATTTTAATTCATTTAAAAAATATAAACATTAAATGAAAATGGAAGAAACTTTTGATTATAAGACTACTAATGCTAAATTAGAGTTTGAAAAAGAATACGACAATACTCTTATTAATGAAGACCACATTGACGAAGAAGAAATATTACTACTAAAAGAACTAAATAATAGATTTGATTTTTATGAACTTGTATGTTCCGAGCCTAATTACTACTTAAAACTACTCGAAACAAATTCAGAGCTTAAATATTTACTGGAAGACTACGAACTATTTTTTATTCGAGAAACTGCATCAGAAGGATGTAAAGATAATCTTAGAATTAAATTTAAAATTATGAAAGAAGACCAGTTTACAGAAGTAGGATTTTTTTCCGATGCAGACGATACAACGTCATATAAAGAATTTATTTTACAAGCAAAGAGGCTATTATCTCGTACCATTATAAAAGGAGAATCTTGTAAATCTTGTAAATCTTCTGAAGAAAGACCATGGGCAAACGTCTTTGAAAATGAAAAAGAAAACATTTTTGAAGATCATATACAAGTTTTACAAGATTTACAAGATTTACAAGATTTACAAGTTTTAAAAGAGGATTATGAAACATTAAATAGTCTTATTAAAATTTGCCCAGAGCATTTAAGCTCTAAATATAAACAAATGTTGCATAATATAAAAAATAAGAAAAGTAATACTGTTATGCCTCCAAAATCTTTGTTTTACAAAATGATGCAGGTATATAATAGTACTAATGATGATATAATAAAGTACGAAATAGATAAATTCTTATATGAGTAATAAACTACAGTATCGTGCTAGCAAGTTCTCTTGGATGGCATAAAAACATACGTCTACAACAGTATCGCCTTTCGTTGATTCCGATTTCCTTTAGTGCCATAAATTCTGGTGTATACTTGTATTTTTCTGCAATTTTTTTAAGCTTATTATTTGAGCTATTCAAATAATTTTTAATAACAAAATTTTCAAATGACGTATAATCAGAATTTTTAAATTCGTTACTTTTTTTTAATTTATTAATAGCTTCTTGTGTATTATCGTCATTAAAAAATGCATTATACTCCATTTTATGTGCATCAAGAACCTCATAATACTTTTTTTCGTGATGTTGTAATGGCATACCACATGAAAAACAAGAAATTGGTAATAACATCTATGGACGATTTATTATACTATATATAGAGAAGAAATCATTTTCTTTTTACAAATTTATATAGTCATTAGGTATCATACTAGAACAACTAGTACAACAACTTATTATAAGCATTTGGGTATTATGTTTAAAGCACATTGTGCTATTATTGGCACAGTACATACAGTATTTTAACTCTAATATACACGGAGTAATGTTTTTAAATTTAAATATATCTATATAAGGTTTAATAAATCGGTTAAAACAAACTTCGTGCGTAAAACGGTCATCACTTTTTAATTTGTTTAATAAATACTCAAAATAAATTACACATTTAGGAATAAATTTATTTAGTAAATAGTCATTTTCTTCTTTGTCTTCCATACACATTTTCATTATTATGTTAATATTTTTTAATAATTCTTCAATGGTCTTTGTATTTTTATAAAGTTTATGCATTTCGTCTTTAAGTTCTTCTTTTTCTTGTTCTTCAAATTCATAATCTTCCATTAAACATCTGTATACTTCAGGCTCCAAACACCTTTTCCATAACTTTTTAACAAATTGTTGTTCATCGCCTTTATTAAAGCATTCGCAATAAATTTTTAAAGCTTGTAAAACGTTATTGGTGTTCAAATTACTGTGAATAGAAGCAATTATTTCATCAATTAAACTGGTCATTTTTATAATACATGTATATTTATCTGGAAAAATTAACGCAAAGTTTTTTTATGGTACTATACTATATGGAAGTTACATTAGTATTTATTATAGCTATAATTGTTTTCGCATTGTATTTAACTGCATTTAAGCAGGAAGAAAACTTTCAAAGCATTACTGACTATAATAACCTTGATCTTTCTTTAAATAAAATTTTAAGAAACGGTAATCCAGTGATTAATAATGTAGTACCCAATGAAAAAGATTACAACCAAGAAAAAGTAACACTGCTTCAAAAGCAAACAAGTCCTCTAAAAGAATTAAACCAAACTATGCCAACCGCAATGTATATGGTTGAAAATAGTCCTGTTTTTACCAAAGACAACAAACAGTATTACAATGACTGGCGTTTTCCTATGGCACCAATAGAATTAGCATTTGCAGCAAATCCAGACAAATATGTCAAAGAACACCCTAAACGTTACCCAAGTTACGTGTATGAAAAGAAATTATTTATGTGAATTTTTAAAGCGTAATCCATTTTCCTTATGTGCATCAATATTGTTCATTACGTCAACAATCCTTTGTGTAAAATTAGTAATGTCAAATCGCATTACCATTTTTCTAGATTTTATTGGGTCAATGTTTTCAATAACTTTTTCCCAATCTATTGTATCTTTAAACGTTATATGATGTACGTATTTTAGTAATTCGTCTTTTATATATTCTTCTGGTGCTACAATAAGTGCACCAGCCATTGCAGATTCAAGAACCGAAAGTCCCATACACTCTTTGTGTGTTACAATAAATACATCCGTATTAGAATAAACATCACACGCTTCTTTATATGAAAGTCCTTTTCCCTGTATATATTTCACTTGTTCAGTAGGATTATCCGGATCCATAGTTTCTACTCCACCTGCAATAAATCTTCGAATAACTATTTCTCTTCCTTTGTATGTTTTTGCAAAATCGCATGTCTGTAGTGTAATATTTTCGGTTAAATCTTTTTCGACCATGTTAATATGACGTCCATAATAGTTATGGTCAATTAGTATTTGAACTTTCCATCGCAATTGTTTACTAGTACATAACGTACTGTCACAAGTCCAACCAAGAAATTTGCACCCTTTTTTATTGCGCTTACCACTTGGAACCATATAAAAAAGCACATCTTCTTTACCCACCATAGCATTATTTGAAGAAAATGTAAAAACTGCTTTTCTTGCTTTTAATTTTAAATAATCTGCAAATTCTTCAGGACGATAATAAAGTCCTCGATTGTCACAAACAATAATAAAATCAAAATCCCCGCAATTAAATTTTTTATATTCATCTGAATTTTTTATTCGAGTACTTGTACCTCTTGGTGGTAATATTTGATGAAATATTTTAAATTTATTACCAGCATTAACTCTAATATATTTATCGAGTTGATAAGCTAGTGTTTGATACTGTTTTCCAATATTTTCAAGAGAAAATTTTATAATTTGGTGTGGAAATGTAGACAAAATAAGTACTGTTTTTTGTTCACTCATTTACTTTACTTAATTTATTTTATATTATGATTTTACATAAAGTTGTAATACATTTCAATTATAAATAAAATAGTAGAGTAAATCATACCAATAAGAAAAAACTGTGTTTCTAAAAAAGAAAAAAATAAACCAACATGCCTGTCTTTTGTACGTTCTTTTTGTTCGTTTAGTCTGTCTTCGTTTACTTGGTCAATAATATTTTGTGTTTGACGAGTTACCCAATCCAGTCGTTCGCATATTTCTTCGTTCATATTTCTAAGAATTTCTAGATTTTCGGCAAATCCATATACGATAGACTGATTATTGGTTTGGTTTATCTGTTCTTGAATACGTTGCATAACGTCGTTATCTTGTAAATCTTGTCGTACCGGATAAAAACCCTCGTCTCCACTACTGTCACGTGTATCTATTTCATATTTTTTTTCGTGCGTCTTTAACAACGATGGTGTTAAGCATCGTTCGCTACTATTAATTAATGTAAGATCATGCTCACTATCAGAAATATCTTCTTTTTTATTAATATGTATACTACTATTACTACTATCGTTATCACTAAAATCTATAAACGACATATATTAGTAGCTTTGAATAAAAGTTTGAAAGTTTTTAACAGATCTTGTTCCATTATATTCTATACCGGAAACTTGTGAATCTTGTGAATCTTGTGAATCTTCAGTATATAAAACAATACTTGGAAATCCTTGAATATTTTTTTCTTTTAAAAGCTCTGGTTGCTCGTCACCGTTTACCAAAATAATATTTATATTTTCATCATTTGTTTGCAATTCTTCAAACATTGGTTTGACTGGTTTACAATGCGGGCACCATGGTGCGTAATAAAGTATTAATGTTTTTTTACTTTCAAAGTTTTCACTGTAATAACCGGACTTATAAACCATAAATAATCCAAAAATAATAATTGCACTAAGCAAGTAATTTTCAACAAAAAAGTTAATTATTGTTTCAATCATCTTTTTATATTATAACTTTTTAAAATTAATGCGTATAACAATTCATAAATAAATATCAACACAGGATAAAGATGCTTGAGTTTCTTAATGACGACCAATACCATACTATTATACTTGTTGTATTGTTTGTTGTGGGAGTAATGCTTTATTTGATTTATCGCAACGTAAATAACATGTCTAAAGAAATTTCTAAATACAATGATTGTATGGAAGACTTGGATTACCGTATAAAAAATATGAATTACAAAATGAATAATTTAATGGACAAGTTATTAAATGGAATACTTGTAGAAGCAAATGAAAAAGAAGCAAGCAAGGAAGACGAAGAAGACGACGAAGAAGAAGAAAGCATTGATGAAGAAGAAAGCAGTGAAAAAATTCCTTCTTCCAATATTATTGAAATAGTAACATCACATATAAAAGAAATAAACTACGACGGTATCGAATTTTCAGATTTACCAGAACTACATGACATATCACAACCAGAAAGTAATGCGACAACAATAGATACAGTAGATTCCGAAGAAGAAACTAATACTAAAAAGCATACAAATATTGTAAAAAGAATATTAAATAATGATTCACAAGATTTATAAATGGTATTTATTTTTTTCTATATTGAGATTATAAGATGAATAACTCAACACCATCTCTGTTGTGCCCACCATTGATGAACGATGGTCGGCATGGAACTAATTATAGTCCTAACGCTGATATAAATCTTGAACTACAAAAGAAGAACAATATCAATAACTCTAATGATTATAGAGCATTTTTAGTCAATAATGCATCAGCATTGATGCAACAAAATCTTGCCTCTTTTGAAGCTGCTGCTTCGTGCAAAGAATATAGTCCAACTGTAGATCCTAATGGCTCTGACTCTAAATGGGTTGCTTATGATAAAGAAATTAACTATGGTCCCGCTATGTAAATTTTTACCTCGTTAAATTTGTTTTAAAAAAAACACATATAATTATTAAAATGGCACGTACTGTTTTGAAAACATTGAAAAGAAGTACAATATTTGAAAAACTCGAAGAGTTTGAAGAATTAAAATATACTATAAGTGCACTCAAAAAAAAGTCAAATAACGATAGTATATTTATAGAAAATTTTAAAAAAGAATATAAAATAGTAACTGAATTAAATGAACATTATTATAATGAAAATAAACGTTTAACAAATGATTATAATAATGATCAAACTGTTATAGAACAATTAAAAAAGTTAGTAGAACAGTCAGAACAAAAAGAAATAACACTATCAAATGAAATAAATGAAAGCAATGAAAAATATTATACTCTTGATATAATGTTTCAAACTTTAAATGACACATACAATGAACTAAATAATGATTATGAAATAATAAAACAGTCCGAAAAAACTTTAAATAATCAACTTGATAATGAATTTGAAACAAATAAAACATACGAGTTTCAATTAAAAGAAACAAATAATAAATTAAATAATATTGTTTTTGAAAAAAATAAAGAAATAGAAGTTTATTATGATGTTATAAAAAAATTAGAAACAACACTTGATGATACTAATTTAATTTATAATAAATTAAAAAAATCAATGGAAGAAAATGAAAAAGAAAAAGAACAATATAAATCAGAACTTAATGATACAATGGAACTTGCGTCAGATTATGAAGCATTAAATCAACAATTAAATGAAGAAAAAAATGAAAATAATATATTATTATTAGAATTACAAAATGAAAATATTGAACTAAAAAATAAGATTGAAAATATTAATACTTATTTAAATGAATTAGAACAGAAAGTAATATCATGTATGGATGAAGTAAAAACAAGTAAGACAAAGTATAATATAATTGAAAAAGAAAATAAAGAATTACATCAAACTATTAATTTATTAAAAAACAATAATAATAGTTATAAAAGTAAAATAATTGAATTTAAAAAAGTACAATCAGAAACTATTAAAGAACATGATGACTATATAAAGGAATTTGAAAACTTTCAATCAACAATTGCATTATTAAATAAACAAATTTCAGATAAAGATGAATATATATTTAATGAAAATGAATTTCATAGAATTCAAATGGAAAAAAATCACGAATTAATTGAAAGATTAATAAATGAAAATGACCAATATATAAAACAGGATCAAGACAATGAATTCTATAAAAATAGCTTTGAAAAAATTAATATAAAATACGAAAAATTACATAAAGAACATAACTCGATTGTTAATATTATTGAAGAAGAAAATAAAAGACTTCAATTATGCGAAAATGAATTAGTAGATTCAAATAATATGTTAATAGATCAAATAAAAGAAGATAAAAAAATTATAGAAAGTTTGAAAAATAATCAAAAAAATAATCAAAAAAATAATCAAAAAAATATTAAAATAGATTTTGAAAAAAGATCTCAATTTATTGAAAATGTTTTAAAAACAACTAAAGAAGAAAAAAATATTATGACAGAATTATCAAACGAAAATATTGATGATTTATTTGAATTAGAAAAAAGATATCTTAATAATTACGAAGAAAAATCAAAATTAGAAAATGAAATAACTAGATTGAAAAATATTAATGAACGAAACACAAAATTAATTGATGATTTAAGATATAAACTTGAAAATATTTCAAGTGAAATAAACGGAATACAAGAAACACATGAAACAAGATTACAACAATTACATCTAACTATTGAATCGGATGAAGAAGAAATATCAAGATTATTTTTAGAAAATAAAGAAACTATTCAATATTACGAAAATAAAATAGAAATATTAGAAACACAATTAAAACAACAAAAAAATAATATTGCAAATCTTAGTATAATTAAACATGAAAAAGATGATATTGTTATGCAATTAGAAAATAATATAAAAAATAAAGATTTTGAAATTTCATCGTTAGATAAAAAAATAAATCATATTATTTCAAAAGAAGAAAATTATATAAAAACTATTAATCAACAAAGAACACTTTATAATGAACAACAAGAAAAAAATAATAAATTAGAAGAAAAAATAAATAATTATACTACTGATATCGAAGTTTTAAAAAATAATAACGAAAAAATAAATAATAAGTTTGAAAATTTAAATAAAAACAATAATGAATTGAAATTTGATAACGAAAAAATAAAACATGTTAATGATAATTTAAAACATGTTAATGAAAAATTAAATAATAAAATTGAAAAAGAATATATTAAATTAAGTGAATATAATAACGTTATAACAAAATATAAAAATGAAATTAAAAATTTAATTGAGGAAAATGCAGATTACTTTATATCAGTAAATACATATAATGATACTATAAAACAATACGACAAGGACATAAATTCATTATATAGTGACATTGATAAATTTAAATTAAGTTATAAAACTCTTGAAAATGAAAATACTAGTTTGCATAATAAATATATAGAATTACAAAATTCATTTAATAAACTTGAATATGAAAATGAAAATATTAAACATGAAAATGTAAAATTAATTACAGAACATAAAGAATCTAATGATATTCATATAAATTATGTCAATAAAGAAAAAGAATTACATGATAAAATTAAGAAACTTATAACATCAAATGTAGAACTTTCAAAAAATAACGATGCAATACAAGATTTATCAAAATCATATGAAAAACAAATAGCAAAATATCAAACTACAATAAATGAAAAAGATGAAAAACTTAATAATTATGTAAATATTTACAAAGAAAATGAAAAAGAAAATGAACAATATAAAAATATAACAGAAAAATTAACAACACTTGAGTATGATCACGAACAACTTATACACAAATATAAGAATGAAAAAGAAGAAAGAGAAAAAGAAAATACTAATAATTTAACAATTTTACAAGAAGATATAACAACTATTAATCAAAAAAATAAATCACTAACTTTAAATAATGAATTATTAAATCAAGTAAATATTAAATTAAAAGATTCTGAAAAATTATTATTGGAAAATAATAATTTAATGGAAACAGAAATAAAAGAAGTAACAAACAAAAAAGAAAATATAAATGACGAATTATCAAAACTTACTCAAATTAATATAGCATTAATTGGAAGACGAAAAGAAGAAAACGAACTTATGAAAAAAATACAACAAGAAAAAGATGAATGTAATTCAACTATTGTACAATACATTGAAAGCATAAATTCTATGTCAAAATGCGAACACGATCATGAAAAATTAGTAACTATTATTCGTCAACAACAAGAAAAATTTAATATAATAATATCATCATAAAAATTCTTATATAATAAATAGTAAATGGAAGACGATTTACTATTTCATAACAAGTTTGTATCAAATGTTGATGTACAGAGTACATACAATTTACAAAATAATGAAAATATAACAGGGTTTCGCAAGTATATAGAAAATAAAAAAAATATTGTTGGTCTTAATGACGAAGATACCGATATTAATGAAGAATATATTATGAAATCAAACCCTATTGTTATAAATAAAAAAACAAATAAAATTGACAAAGAAAGACATGTTGTAGAAAAACGATATATTTATAATATTAACAGTAAAACACGAGAAACAACTCAATCCATTTTCATTGAAAAAGAAGTAGTAACAGGAGAATACGTAAAAGTTATAACAGACGAAGAAGGTAACGTTATTTACGACCCCATAGATATCGACGAATTAAATGAACAATATAATTTATTAAATAATGTAAACTCTGTTGTTAATCCGTTTTATATGATAGGTGTTAACATGTATTTCAAACAATTTTCATATAAAACACCAGATGATTATCAAATTTCATTACCATTAATGCATACTAATGTAAAATGTATTCGACTTTTGAGTTCCATTATACCATGTACAATAAATAATATTAATAAAAATAATAACCACGTTATGATAGACATCTTGTTTGGTTCAGAACAACTAGTCGAAAATGAAGATTTGAATATTATTTTTGGTACTAATATTATCAAGTTAATTTATGGTAATTATACAATAGATGAAGCACTTACTAAAGTAATAAGCAAAATAAATGATTTTTATTTAAATTACATTAATAATACAAATAATCCAAAATATGACAATATTATATCTTCAAATACTTTTTCCTATTTATACGACCAAGTTACAAGTGAAATAACTTTTAATATAAATCAACCACCTTCATCAGCAACAGAATACATTAATGTTTTTTCCCCAACAATATACGAAAATATAATACAGTTTTATGACGCAACGTTAGACATAACAGGCAATGTAGTAATTGATCCTAATACTGGTATTCCAATATTTAATGATTCAATATGTTATTTACCAGTTAAAGATTATACTAATTTTAATACGTTAGCTAGCTTTATAGTCTTTGAAATGTCTCGAAAAATTGATCCTTCTTTTACCCTTCCTTTAAAATACAGTCTTATTAACATAGATTCAAATTATTATATAAGCTCTATTTACCCTTTTGCATTAGTAAATAATACAAATATTAAAGACGCTATACTTAATACAAATCAACCAGTTCTTTTATCTTCTTTTAATATTAGTCCTAATCCACAGTTGTTTGACATGGGTATTGGATATATTGATTTTCTTGCAAATAAACAATTTAACCCTGCTTATGTCATAACTATTTCTGGTAGTGGACAAGATGTTCAATTTGAAATTGATTTTACCATAGTAGATGATACTGGAGCTACATTAATATTTAATAATCAAATAGTTTCGCTTACTTTGGGTGTATTTGATACTTATGAAAAATTTTTAACAAATGTTGCAAAAGCAATTAATAAGCGTGCAGAAGTAGAATCCAATGTTGGTAACTTAGTATTAAATAATACAGATATTGTTTCTCTTAGTATTCAGCCTCAATATTCTGATGTAAATGGCAATATTATATACCGTCCATATTTATTATTTACAAGCAATGTAATAACAGGTACTGTTAAACCAAGTACAATGAGTGATAATATATTTGATGCTTTTGTTGGAACTGCATACAGATATAATGGTGGTACAAAAGCTTCATATCCAGATATATCTAGTAGTCAGTTAAATTTTATACAATTAACACCTGGATCTAATTTTCCATATAAAGTTACTGCTAAAACAGAAATATGCTTTACTATAACTTCACAACAAACACAATACAAGGCATATATACCAGTACAAAACTATACATCGTTTGAAGTACTATTAAATGCTATTGTTGATTCCATGAACAATTCTTATAAACTTGGTTACTTTGCTTATGAAAGTGAAATTGATACAAATGACGTAAGACATTATTATATATACAGTGGTAAAGATTACAGTCTTGATGTATCTGATATGAATACAATTAGTTCTGTTTTATTTGAACCACCTGAAACACCAGCAGCTCAAATAGTACCAACACCATTAACTGGGCATAGCATAACAAGTGTCAATAAACGCATTGAAATAACTGGTCTTGATAAATTTATTCAATACGATTCAAGAGCATATTATTACAACAATTTGTACATAAATGTAAGAGAAAAAGTTCCTGCAATACCTTATCAAAATGATCCTGCATCGAGTAATATTATTCATCTTATTGATATAACAATAAACCAGTACAACAGCATAAATGATTTTATGGATCAACTTATTATTGATATTAACACTGTTATGAATAACCATTATGGGCAAAATGTACTAGTGTTTGCATATGACAATAATACTACAACAAACAAATTAACAATTTATATTACACCATTTGACAAATACGAGTTTAATATAGATGGTTCTTTGACGCAATATTTATCGTCATTTCTCGGAATAAGTATTGAATCACCGACTGGCTATTCTACCAGTTATACAACACCATATAAGTATGGAAATAGATTACGGTTTAAAATGTCTTTTGAAAATAATCCAGATGTTTCAGAAGATGACCAGTTGTGGTATATGCTTGGATTGCGTTCAAATAATTCACTGCAATACGTAGAATCGTGGTCTAATTTATTTAACCATGGTGGTGATTCTTATTATTTTTCTACTAGTAGTTTTATTGATACTTTTATAACTACAAAAGAAACTGAAATCAATCCTTCAATAATCGATTATCGTCCATACAGATTACCAAACATGAATAAAAATAACTTTATTTACTTAAAACTAAATAACATTGAAAATATGTATGATCCATTTATTCCAAATGAAAAAATATTTACTAAAATACTTTTAAACGAAAATTATGGTAAGTATGCATACGATACATTTGTCGATAATCCATTTATTTATAGTACAACTGAAAGTAAGCTTGATAAATTTAATATAAAATTTATTGATAAAAATGGACAAAACGTAGATTTTGGTGATATTGATCATGTACTAACCATTGAAATAACACAATTTAGTGATAGGTTATCAGTAAATGATTACAATACACGAAGAGGGTACAATGAACACGAGTCATACACCGAAAGTGTAAAACTTAGTCACGGAAAATAATTTACAATACGTTTTATGTGTAAAAATTTTTTTAAACTTAATGTAAATGACGAATAATAGTTTTACAAGTTTTACAAGTTTTACATTACTTTCGTACAACATGGATTGTAGTTCAAAAGGAACAAACCATGAAAAAATTTTAAAAATTATAGAAATTACAAAGGAAACTAATGCTTCTGTTATTCTTTTACAAGCAGTTAATATGACTACATTATCAATATTAAAATCAAAGCTTGTTGATTATAATACAATTACAAATCAAAAAAGTTCTAATTCTGTTATGCAAGTTATATTTTTAAATACAAATAATTGTCAGCTTATTGAAGAATATTGCTATGATATGCCAACACTAGAAGAAAAAGAAATATTAGGCTGCAAAATGGAGTTTAATAATAAAACTTATGATATTTTAAATGTGCATTTGGAAGATAATGATGAAGACTATCGCAAAAAACAAATAGAAGTACTTTATGAAATATCCGAAGAAAATAACAGCATAATATCAGGTGAATTTAATATTTATCATATAAATGAACCAGCATCTTTGTCGCTTATGAATTACACTGAACTAATCGATCCGTGGATTACCAACGGTTGTAATACTATTTTACGCGATACTTCATATAAAGACGACAAATGGTATAGAACTTCTAGAATATTATATTTTAAAAATTCTGATTACATATGTAAATGTTATGGTATAGCATACGTTGAAAGTAATTTAAAAAATATGCTTATTTATGAAGTTAGTTAATCAAATTCTTCCATAATATTGGAAATATCTTCAATAGCATTGTTACAAGCTTCATTAATAATATTGGTAAATTCTATTTTACCAGAAATGTCAAGAGTATCATACGTCTGTATTTTCAAAATAAACTCCTTTTTAAGAGGATGTTTTTCATTACATGCAATATTAAAATAGTTAGCAGGATTATTAGTATTATTTGACATAGAGTCAATCGTCTTTATGCAGTAATACTTTAAAATATTACACAGCGTATATGTTTCGTCTACTACTATTACTTCTGCATATTTGTCGTCAATCATGGTAATATTTGTTTTAGAACCAATATCGTTTATTTCCTGCATAAAATTATTAATTTTATTTATTATGTTGTTTAATACCAGCATAATTGCTGTTTTAGGATTTATTTTTCCAAGACTCTCCATTTCCATTTTTATAGAAGCAGGATCTCCATATGAAGTTTTTTCATAGTCTTGTTGCTCTTTTATTGATTCATTTTCTTTTTCAGGATTAAATGTGTATTTATTGATTCTGAAATTTTGATACATAGCATGATCATAACCATTTCCCCGTTTCAATCCATCATACATCAAGTGCAGTTTTTGATTTGGTCTTAGCCAACAAACTTCCATATTGGGATAAACAAATATTTCATCGGGTTTGTACTCCGTTTTTTCGTCCATAATTTTAAAATACTGCAATGTTACGTGCATAACAGAATTGGTATTGTTTATTAATGGTTCATTAATGTTATCTTGGTTACACAAATAAAATTGTAGTTTTTTATTTTTTACAATTTCGTAATTAATTGGTATCATTGGAATTCTATTTGTAATAAGAAATTCAGTATAAAACAACGAATCATTGATATGCACAATAGCATTATCTTTGTGCAATGCATAGACTTCGATACCGCTCATTAGTTCTCTTCGAATTGCATTAACAATACTTACATTTGTATTATGTGTTGTAGTAAATTCTATTGTATTGTCGTTAATTTGAATATCTTTGAAGAACTTCATGTATATTATATACTATAAATTAAATCATTTTCCGTTTATAAACTGCAGAAAAAAAGTATTAGATGTTATATGGACGAACTTGAAGGTAAAAATATTTTGTTTTATTCTGAAAATGATGAAATAAGTAAAAATATACTCAAAGAACTCGAAGGTTCAACGTTACTTAATGACCAATTTTACAAATTTTCTGTTAATAATCCCAGAATAAGAATACCGGATATGATTAAAAATTTAAATGTAATACCAGTAATAGCAGTATCTGGTTTTGATAAATTAATAAAAGGACCCGATGCATTAGAATGGGTAAAAGCAAATACTCTTAATTCTTCGTCTCAAAACGGGGGATATCAATACGTAGACATAGAAAGAAATTCAGAACTATCGACAACATTTTCTGGTTTAGGAGATACATTTAAAAAATCAAGTGCATCCCAAAGTCATAATAGCGAGTACAACAAAGGAACCGAATATGCTAGTGATATATATTATGCACCAGTTTCCGAAACTAGCCACATAGATACATATGATGAAAATGGTCCAGCAAATTCAAAACAAAAAGAAATAAATCGAATGTTTAAAAGTTTTAAAAATAGTAGACAAAGTGAAATAAATAGTATTCGAAATGAAAAAGAAGAGCAAGGTAATCAATTTATGCAACAATCTGACAATAGACAGTTTCAAAATGTTTATTCAAATAGGTCTATGCCCCAGCTTGATTTCAAACACGCACAACCAACACATTCGAGACAGTATAATCCACAACAATCATTTAACCATCCAAATGAACAGTTATATAATAATAATAATCAATTAAGACAAGGTTTAAATGGTCCACTTGGTCCGCTTGGTCCACTTGGTCAATCGGGTCCGCTTGGTCCGCTTGGTCCGCTTTCAAGGGATCAACAAAATTTTCCGAGTTTTACACCTTTTAATAGTACAAGTAATGGGTCTTATGCCTCTTGGTAATAATGCGTTTTAAATTAACATTTTTTATAATATAAATAAATAAAAAATGAAATTTTATGTACTTACACGTACGTGTAATAGACCAAAATATTTCTTTTTGAACCACGAATCAATAAAACAACAAAATTATGAAAATGTTACTCAGTTAGTTAGTATGGACGATTTAAAAACAATGGAATACTTACGTATGTATTCCAATTCTGTTTCAATAGTAAATGTTGAAAAGAAACAGCGTAATAACGCTAACGAATTTCCTTACAATAGTTATTTGACTACAATGGTAGAATCTATTACAGAAGATGGATGGATTATAGTGCTTGATGATGATGATAAATTTATGAAACAAAATTTTTTTAGTTATATGGAACAAATGATTAATGAACACGACGAAGATACAATGTTTTTATGGCGTGTAAAAATAGGAAACCGCGTTGTTCCATCAGATGTAGGATTTAAAAAAAAGTTTATACGTCTTGGGGATATTTCGAACATTGGGTTTATGGTTCATAGTAAACACAAAAATGACCTTATTTGGCCTCCAATTCGAGGCGGTGATTTCAGAATTATTGAATCTTTAACTAATATACTAAAAACAGTTTGGATTAACGAAGTTTTTACTTGCACAAATAATAATACTGGAAATTTTGGTAATCAACGAGATGGAGTATTAAATAGGCGCGAATTAATTTTATACGAAGAATTTGTAGATAATTACAAAAATAAGGTAGAAAAATTAGTAACACCCATAAAAGAAGATATTATAGCTTTAACTGAATCTATTTTAAATGAAAAAGAACCCGTTTATTCGTCTTCCGCCATTGATTCCAATGTTGCTTCCGCCATTGATTCCAATGTTGCTTCCGCTGCTTCCGCTGCTTCCGCTGCTTCTACTGTTGCTTTACCAGAAAAAGAAATAAATTCTTTTATTATTCATGAACTAGTTTCATTATTAAAATCAAACGAAAAAATTTATATTATTAATGAAACTAATATGCAAAAATTGTTAAATAACCAAAAAATAACAACAACATCTATTAAAGAGACTAATAATGTTAGAACAAATGCATTTGATGTTCTTAAAAAAATAGAACAAGATGAAAAAAATAAAAAAGAATTAATAATGAAAAACGAAATTATTATTAATGATGACATAGAAAAATATTATATTGTTTACTATAATAAAAATTTAAATAATTTAAAATCATATTATTCAAAATATGGAATTGAACTTGATAAAATGGAATTTATAAAATCAGAAAATTTTTCTTTAAATAGTAAAGCATTAATAGAAATATCAAATTCATGTATTCAAAATGATTACAAAAAAATATTTATACTTCATGAAAATTGTTTAATTAATAAAAATTTTAAAAATGAAATAAATATTTTATCTAATACAAATAATTACAATAATTCTGATTTAATTTTAGTTGGTAACACAAATAATTATGGTTTATCAAAACCAAATACAAGAATATCTTCGCGTGGTTCTTATAGAAATAAAAATAATCATTCATCAATAAATATGAGAAATGTTGATACTGAATTTTATAAAAATATTTATGAAGATGTACAAAAATCTTTTAATAATAAAAAAAATATAGAAGAACATTGGAAGTCATATGGAATATCAGAAGGAAGATTTGGTTTCAGAGATATAACAGAATTAAGTAAAAATTCTTCTATTGTAAATTACAATGGACTTATTATAAAACAAAAATTATGTCAAAATATTTCAGAATGTTTTGATGAAAGTATTATATCAATTATGTTACAAAAAGAAAACTTTATTATAAGAGAATGTTCTCCTTATTTATTTGAAACAATTGAAACATTAGAAAAAAGAAAATACAACAAAGACTTATATTATTTGCAATAATTAAAATGTTTATTTGCAATAATTATTTCTTAAATAACAAAAAAATTCATCGCAATTTTTTATTGACCATAAATCACAATCGTAATTTTTATTTGTTATATGTAAATTTTTATTTATGGATAATAAAAAATCTTTTAATTCGTCTATTTTATTTTCTTTTTTATCTAAAATAGACTTTAAAATAATCAAACCTTTGTCGTAATTTTCATTTTGTGTCATAGGTACTATGTCTTTTTTGTTTTGGTTTTCAATGCTGTAATATTTATCTGCATATAACCCAGTTGTTTCTGACATATAACTTACTAATGTCATAAAAATTATTTCTTGGTTTGGGTTTTCAATCATTTAATATTATTTATATTTTCGGTTCATTTTTTATGTTAAAATTTAAAATAGTTTATTATAAGATGAGTAAAACTAAATACGGAATTATTCCATTGGAGAAACAAACACTTGACTCCATAAATGTTTGTATTATGGAAAATATTGACAAGCTTAAAGAAGTGAACATTGAAAACAATGATAAAATTAAAAAATTAGAAAAAGAACTAACTAAGTACGAGTCTATTGAAAACGAAGAAAAAAATGAACACGATTTCGAAAAGATATACGAGTTAAAACGCGAAATACAAGAACTTAAAAATGTGATAGATAGCAACAATGAACTAGAATACGATTATTTTTTTGATACTGGCGACAATCTTTTTAGATATTATACAAATAATGAAAAAGACATCGAAGAAGATGTAAACAGCAATATGACAAAAATTGTTAAGCGTTACAAAAGAAGTCAAAAGAAAACTATTTTAAATGATTATACTTCATCTATTAACAGTATTGTTGATATAAATACTCTTAAAATAAATGAAGACAGTTGTTCTAATTGTAAAACAGAATTACAACTTCTCAGTAATGAATCTAAAATGATATGTCCTAATTGTGGATTACAATCTAATATTTTAATTGACACGGATAAAGCAACTTATAACGATCCTCCATTGGAAAATACTTACTTTGCTTATAAGCGATTGAATCACTTAAATGAATGTTTAGTACAATTTCAAGCAAAAGAAAATACTATTATTCCACAAGAAGTATGTGATATAATAAAATACGAGCTTGTCAAAGAACGTAAAACAGATCTTTCGAAACTTACACCATCTATGGTAAGGGGTTATTTAAAAAAACATTCGGATAAAGGATTTAATAAATATTATGAACATATTCCTCATATTTTAAACAGGTTAAATGGAGTTAAACCAAAAACATTTACAACTAAAATGGAAGACGATATACGAAAAATATTTATGATGTCACAAGAACCATTTGAAAAACACAGTAAGACAACTCGTAATAATTTTCTTTCGTATAATTATTTTCTTAATAAATCATGTCGTATTCTGGAATACGATGAAGAACTATGTAATTGTTTTCCTCTTTTAAAAAGCGAAGAAAAACTAAGATACCAAGACGAGTTGTGGGAAAAAATATGCAAAGACCTTAATCTACCATTCCACAGTTCTTTTGATAACCCATCAAAGCAAAAAAATAACGACATTTATTGGAAGAAAATACTTCAGTAAATAGCTATTTTTTATCTGTTGTCTTTATATAGGCATATGGCATCTTTAAACAATTTCGATAATGCTAATAGCAGTTTAACAAATAATTTTATGGAACAACGTGACAACGAAAATTTATTTAGTGAACACTACAATGACTTTTCTATTTATGGTCAAGGTAACAAAGACGGTATTATGCCAGATATATTAAAGGGTGTTGTAGAGTTAAATCCATTGTCAAAATATTTTTTTAGTACAAAGAATATAAATCATTTACAATATTTACTCATGAGGGAAGTTGCCCGTCTTTCACAAAATAAATACAAAATAGGAAAGCAAAACGAAAATGAACTTATGATTATAATGCGGTCTATTTATTTGCAGTACAGTAAAAATACTACAAATGTAGAAAAACAAGTAATTGAGCTAAATAGAACAGTTATTCACGAAACTGTACCTAGAATAATAAGCGGCATAGAAAATTATTTGAGTTATATGCGCGACCAAGGGTCTAATCCAGTACCAGAAATAGACCGTGCCCAAAACGTAAATATAACAGGAACAAAAACTTCAAATAAATACGAATCAATGTTTATTTAAAAAATCAATATAAATACCGTCATAACCTGTTTTCATTAACATAGACAATAAATTTTCGTCATTATTGCCTATGAGTGTATTTTCCCAAGATTTTTCCCAGAATTTTATTGCATAAACTCCGTCTTCTTCCATTTTATCCATTTTATCCATTTTATCCATTTTAGTTAGATTATCTAATAATAAGTTGGAGTCAAAAAATTTACTACCACTATTTAAAGCACAAATATTGACATACGCATATATAAGACGTTTAGACACCCTGTTACCACCTTTGTATTTCATGAAGTCTATATCACTTGATGTTAAATAATGACCTTTGTTGTAATAAGGATTTAGTATTAACAAGTCATAATGAAGTGATTTTGCTGTTAATAAAAACCGTGCTTTTGTTTTGTAGTTTTTATATTGTTTAAATAACTTAAAATTATTTATTTCTTGAAGACTACCAAGGCTTGCATTGTTCAAAAAACAAGGTTCTTCTTCATTTATAACGGAAACAGCAATTTTTTTTTCATAATAACTATTTATATTACTTGTATTATTTAGTGTTATTAATTTTTTATTATTATATTCGTTAATTATGCCGTCTTCGTTACACATTAATCCATGAATATTTTTATTTTTTAACTGCATAAAAGCATCTTTATCAAGTACATTGCATAATATTTGTGTATTATTCAAATAAAGTATTATGTTATCCAATAAAGAGTACAACGAAGTATAATAAGAAGATAATACGATTATTTCTTGCTTAATTAAAGTAGCTGTGTCTTCCCTTTTATCAATACCATTTTTTTCCCTTTCCTTTATAGCTTTTAGTGTACGACTATTTATGTGTTTGCGTTTATTTGGTGACGAATAAGGTATTGTTTTAAGAGCATATTGTGATTTGTTGTTTATAGGTGAACCCATATTTAATGGTACAAAAGTAGATGTTTTTGGTAGATTTACATATTTGTGTGCATTTTGAGAACCAAATACACGAATAAATTCTTCTTTTGTTATACCACCAGTGTAATTCATTATAATAATTATTGATTTTTAAAATAACAGTTAATGCACGAAGCAACATACATTTCGGAACCACCTATAAGTACTTCATCATCAGACAATAATGTTCTTTTAGTAAATGGAGCTTCATTACCACAATCAACACATACTGCACATAACTTATCTAGTTTTGTACATCTAGGAATTAATTCCAAAAGATGCCCAAAAGGTTCTCTTTTGTAATTTCCATCGAGACCAGAAATAATAACATTAATATTTTTTTCCGTTGTCCAGTATAATACTGTATCGACAATGTCTTTAAAAAATTGACCTTCGTCTATACCAATAACATCAACGTTTTCAATTTCAGGACAATCTTTTATATCGTTTAAACATACAACAGAAATACAATTCATTTTAAAAAGATCATGTGTAGATGCTTGTTCATCGGAATAGCGATTATCATGTGCATATTTTACAATTAAACATTTTTTCTTTGCTATACGTTCACGACGTATTCTTCGAAAAAGTTCGGATGTTTTACCACTAAACATAGGTCCAAGAATCAAACTGATATTTCCTCGTTGCATTTATATATATATTAATATTTATCATTTTTTAAAATCTTTTTTGAAAATATATGTCTTCGCCACTACTTAGTGATCTATTAAATTTTTCTACATTACATAGTAATTATATAATCGAAAATAGTAGAAAAAGTATTTTTGAACGTTACAATCTTAGTGACATGATAATAAATATTTTTATACCAGCTTTAATAATATTAATAGTATTTTTTATGCTTAAAAAAAAATATGATGATAAAAAAGTTAAAATATTTTTAGCACAACGTTTTAAAAAAGATATAAAAAAAAATAATAAAAAGTTTAAAAGTAAAAGTTAATCAGAAAGATCGGAAAGCTCGTCTTCGTCTATGTCTCCAAGAACTGCTTTATTAGCTTCTTCTACACTTATACCAAGATGTGATTGTTGCCATTCATACAAATTAACTTTATTTACATCGGCATAATGATCGTCCATACATTTGTAAATTTCTGATAAAAAAGTTTTTTCTTTTTTATTTTTTTGTTCTTCTTTGAAATTATCTATTTTATTTTTTAATTCAGTATATTCATTTAAAATAATGTTTCCATATTTTTTATTTAATTTTCGCATTTTTTCAGAATGTTTTTTATTTTCACTTTTTGTTTTCAAAAAAGATTTTTCTTCTTTTGTTTCTTCTACTTTATTTTTAACTTCTTCTTTTAACTCTTCATAATCAGAACCACAACGATTGTTACGCATACTTTTCATTTTTAATCTATATCTTTCTTTTGCATCTAGTTCTTTCATCTGTTTTTGCATTACTGTTTTATCAACAGTGTTATTAAAACCTTTTAATCGTCGCTGGTATTCACCGTTACCATGCAATTTACGAAGTTGTGAATTTGAAAATCCAGTAAGATTAGGATCTTTACTCATTATAATTTATTGCAATTATTTTTAAAAGCAAAATTTTACTGTTAAAAATATAATAACACAAATAAAATGTTAAAAACACTATTTGGAATAAGTGCATGTGTTTCATTATTTTGTTATTTGTATTCTAAACGGTATACAGTAGTATGGAATATAACATCCGCATATAGCTACGCTAAATTTTATATCCCGTTTAAAAAACAAAAAACATTTTTAACATTGTTATCAGAACACAATAATATCGATATATACAAAGAACAAGTATGCGACACTATAATAAGTGTTGATTATAAAATTATGCAGCAAGAATACACTATTTATTACAACCAATACATAAAATTTCCACCGGCTGAAGAACAACAATTTTTGTCATCGTTTGTATCTACTTATGATTACATTATAATATCAAAAAGTGGTCTTGGTAATCTTATAACAGATAATGCAGTTATTAAAAAAATATTAAAATATGCGGGACCTTACGGTAACTTTTACTATGGTCAAGAAATAGAAAAATATTTAGTATCACCTCGTATTATATTGATACAAAATGAAATAATTAAAGAAGACGAAAAGTTTGGTATATACGATGTAATAACAGGGGAACAATTAATATTTTAAATTGCATTATTAACTTTATTAGCTTGAGTAATACCTGTATTTTCTCGCATTAATGCTTGATGCATTATTCTGAAAGGATTTTTGTTTTTATTATTTGCTTGTATTACTTCTACTACATAAGTAACTTCAGTTATTTTATTTTTTGTAAAAACACCGTGTATTTGGTATAACTTATCATGCAATTTTACAAATACAAAGTCAGAATACTTAACGCCACTAAAATAAACGTTATCAACATAATTAATAAAACTATTATACTCCAGTGGTTCTATGTATTTACTATTTACATAATAAGTTTCGATGATATGAATGTTTTCTAATGTAGCTTCTATGCTAGTAAGGTTAACCTTTGGTAATACAATGTTATTAAGTGAAAAGACACAGTGATTTAAAATTTTTGACAAATAATAATGACCAAACACTGTAATTAGCGTTAATATTACAATGCCAAAAATAAATAAACACGATAAACCTATAAACAAATAAACGTCATAATAGTTTGATAAAATTAGCATAGCAATTACATACATAACAATCAATAATAAAAAAATAATAAAGAAACAAAAGGTTGTACTACAAAAGGTTAAAAAGTGTCTAATTTTTTTATTTTTATTAAGGTTATAGCGGTATGCAGCATTTAAATATGTTTTTATTGGCATTAAATGACTGTTATTAATAATATCAATATACAGATTATGGTCCGATTGTTTTGTAAATTTTTCAAAGAAGTCTTCAAGATTAGTGTAACCACTAGTTTTGCATATTTGATTTACCGTGTTCTGTGATATGTCTTCAAGACCTTTTTCACCGTTACGTCCAAACACGTAATGTAGCAGCTGTTTTTCTGCATTTTCATCTAAACTATTAGATATAAAAAGCTTAATATGCAATATAATTTTTGCACTTAATTCAATAAGTTCTATGCCATTTATACCAGAACTCTGAATAACTGATCGAAATTCTTTTCTTACGCTATTAATGTCATTTATTTCATCTATTTTATTTAATATTGGAAATATGTTTAAATTTGAAAAACGCTTTCGATAATTTATAAGTGTAGGTATCATTTGTAGCGTATTACAAACGCTTTGTGCATCACAAACATATAACACTGCCATAGAGTCTTCTATAATAGATTTGTACTCGCTTAGATTATCATTGTCAATATTACCGGGTATATCTATTAAATTAAGTTTTCCAAATGCATATAACTTATGTTCAGTAGTTGTTATACCATCACCCATTTGAAAATATTTATGACCGAGTATAGCATTTAAAAGTGTTGATTTACCAACAGATACTCGTCCAAGAACTACTATATTGTTATTCATAATATGCCTATATTATGTTAATATTTTTTTGGTAAAGAGATTTGCGTTATATTATTTTAAATATCTTCTGTGGAATTTTTAAAGATGAACGACGAGGTTTCAAGCATTGGTTCTTTTGATACATCTATGGATATAGATGAAAAACAAGATACTCGTAAACCAACCAAAATAATAAAGATCGATAATAAACCACACGATGATTACAAAGAAAATTATAAAATAAATATGCAAGACAATCGTGATTATGGTGTTGATTTTATTGCAAATCCCAAAAAACTAAATATACTTACTACTAACAATACGCCTGATCAAAATATATTATCCGATAATGATTCATCGAAAGACAAAGTATCTATTAAAGAAATCAGTTACAAAGATCATTCCATTGTTTCAAGTGATGACAACGATGATAAATCTTCGTATAAAAGCGATAGACTATCATACGACGAAATGGTAAAAGAAAAGCAAGCTTTTTTAGTTAAATTAGCACGTCTTGAAAGGAAAGGATATAATCCATCTAAAAAATACACTATGAATGACTCTCATAAAGAATTGAAGACTATTACTGAGTCACTTGAGTACGAAAAAGGAAGAGACGATAGTATCAAACTTCAACGTAAGGGTCTTATGACAGTTGTATCTATATTAGAATACTTAAATACGTCATATAACCCATTTGATCTTCATTTGGACGGATGGACAGAATCCGTATTCGAAAATTTAGATGATTACGATGACGTCTTTGAAGAATTATACGAAAAATACCAAATGAATATTAGTATTTCACCAGAAGTAAAACTCATTGGTATGATTGGTGGTAGTGCAATGATGTTCCATTTTACAAAAGCACTTTTTAGCAAAACAAGCAACGATGTTCCTAACTTTAATGACGTAATGAATAATAATCCAGAATTAAAAAGACAATATGTAGAAGCAGCATCAAAAGAATATGGTAGTAATAGGCGAAGAGGAACAGGGGGTGGATCCGGGGGTGGAACCGGGGGAGCCGGGGGAGCCGGGGGAGCCAGTGGCGGGTTGTTTGGAAATATTTTCAACATGTTTGGAGGATCGAATGATGGGGGCGGGGGCGGAGGCGGAATAGGAGATCTGTTTTCTGGATTAATGGGAGGACCAAGCGTACCAAGTGGACCAAGTGGACGCGGCGGACCAAGCGGACCAAGCGGACCAAGCGGACGCGGCGGACCAAGCGGACCAAGCGGCTTT